CGAACTCAGGGTCGTGGATGCCGGTAGTGGCAAGATCGTCGGAATTGAGGGCGCCCGGTCGTTCCTGCTGATGGTCTCTGCGGCCTCCGGGGTACCGGAAACGTACCTCACGATGGATCCGAGCACGGGAAATCTCGCCACGGCAAAGCAGATCTCACCGGTCTTCATCATGCTCATCCAGGAACGGCAGACCGCATGGAAGAACGCCCTGACAATCGTGTTCAAGACGCTGCTGGAATCGGATGAGTTTGAAGTATCATTCCCACCAATCCGGGACAACATCGATGCTTACGTCGATAACGCCAACAAGTTCGCCCGGACCTCTCAGGGTACATGGACGGGAGCAGTCCAACCGGTCGATTACATCAAGGCGGCATACGAAGCGCTGGAATGGAAACTCCCCGATAAGGAAACAATCGATGCGATGGCGGCCGTGCTGGAAACATCCTCACCACCCCCACCAGAGTTTCCCGGCACGGATCAGGGACTCAACCAGATCGCACTTGCCGCACAGGGATTGATGGAAGCAGTGAAGAAAGACAAGCGCCGGTAAAACCATGAAGGTATTAATTGGTGAAATGGTATGTCCGGTAATCGCAGCAGCAACCGGGCTCTCGATCAGATGCACTGGTGATAAATGTCCGGCATATGACAAAACCAACAAGCTTTGTGATGTTGGTGAACGGTCTGGAAGATGATCCCTCTCTTTGAAGCCGCCGCCCGCCTTTCCAGCGCCGCAATTGGTTTGAGAAAACGCCGGGAAAAAGCCGCTCTCGCCCGGAAACACCAAAAAAAGGTTGCTGCTTTCTTCCGGAGACAAAAGGCCCTCACGCTCGATGCCTTGGGACGGCAGGAATACCTATTTCACGAATCATACCGGCGCCTGTCCGAAGAGACCACGGAACTCACGGCAGCACAATGGCAGCGTATCTGGGAAGAGATCGCCCGGCAAAGCACCCCGGATCTTCAGGAAGCCATCGCGGCAGCCGAGGCGGACGGTCTGATATATGGTGCCGAACAGCTCAAGAGATCGTTGCCATTCGACGCAAAGACCACCTTCAATCTCGCCAACCCCCGGGCTGTCGCATGGTTCCAGCAGAACGGCGGCAGCATAGAGAAGATCGCCGGAATCCAGCGGACGACCGGCGACCAGATCAAGACCATTATCACCAAGGCGATTGATGAGGGCTGGAGCTATAACCAAACCGCCAAGGAGATCAGCGAGAAGTTTGATGGGTTCAGCCGTGATCGCGCCCAACTGATCGCCGTCAATGAGACTGCTCAGGCCTACGAAGAGGGCAACATGCTCTTTGCGCAATCCCTGAAAGACGACGGGATCACAATGGTCAAAAAATGGATGAACAGCGGCGATGATAAGGTCTCGGATGGTTGTCTGGAGAATACGGCAGACGGGTTCATCCCCATCGACCAGTACCATTCCTCCGTCCATCAGCAGCCGCCAAGGTTCCCGGGATGCCGGTGTTGGGAAATATATGAGCAGGCACCGGCAGGATAATCGCTATTTTTATTATGTATTAAGTAGCATTAAGAAATATGGAAGAGCCAAAGATCGAGATCAAAACCATCACAAAAGAAGAAGCGGAAGCAAAGATGGGTATGAAACTACCAGACAACCTTGGAGATAATGAGATCATTATGGGGGATGGGGACGAACCATACGCGTCGGAACTTGCCGCATGTTTTAAAAAGGCAGGTATGAAAGTCACGAGGAAACCATGAAACAAATCAGACTGAAAGACCGGATCCTTCTGGTCAATTGCTGCGAGAGCCGCAATTATCATCCAGAGGATATCCAGTGCCCGATTTACAACAATGATGCCCACGGGGATGGAGATAGTGGGTGTAACCTTGATACGGACGGCCCTCATGGCGATCAGCAGATTCCACCCGATTGCCCACTGGAGGATGCACCATGACACCGCCCGGCACCCCCGTCACCTGCCCGCGCCCGGACTGCCGGCACGAATGGCGATACAAGGGACAGGCCCGGTGGATTACCTGCCCAGTATGCCGGAAGCTGTTCAAGAATCCTGCATGGAAGCCGGGGGTGAAATAAAATGAAACAGGTTACAATCTCCGGGGATGCCGATATGGTGAAAGACATCGTTAAGAAACTTGATGTCCACCGGTTTGCAGTATATCTTTCCTTGGGCGATACTCATACAACAATACTCACTGATGATTGGGGGGCAGTACCGGAACCTTCTGCGTGCGACGATTGCACAAAAACAGATTGCATATTTATTAAGGATTTTAATAAACCTAAAGAATGTCAATTCAAGGAAACAATAAAAACCCCTAATCCACCTCTATAGTTCCGCAGAAGACTATATATATCTCATAATGTGATATTTTTCTAACACATTATGAAACTTAAACTCAAGAAAGTAATTAAACAGATTAAGGCACACCAATTCGGGCAGTCCACCCCCTCGATTTTCCCGATTCCCGATCCCGGGCACCGCAGGGCCGCACATGCCCCGCCTTGTATCCGGTAATTCTCTCTTTTTTCCGTCTCTGGTATACCAGATTTCTTCATATTACCGACGGTAATATATGCCTTATTCGGTATACCAGAGGCATTCCATTATATTCACTTTGAGCACCAATAGTATCAATGGCAGCCAGAAAACCTATTTTTACCGGGTGGTGCCATGCCTAAAGGTCAATGGACGCCGCCCGACGCCGGAGAGGATGCCCCGGCCGAAGTCAAAGACATCCTTGCCAGAGTCTATTCTGATTTCCGGGACGAGAATCCCGCTGAAGACCCCGCCGTCAAAGCCAAAGGTGCCCAGATCGCGTGGGGGGCTGTCAAACGGGCCGGCTGGGAAAAGGATGCAGATGGCAAGTGGGTAAAGAAACCCGCTGCCAAGGAGTCCGCCGTCTTCGATTCCGATCTCTCGCACTTCCGCCTCATTGAGGTCAAGGACAAGAGCGGGCTCCTGATCGATGTCCATATCATCGCGCCCGGCTGGGGCTCGTCCGGCTACTACTCCGAAGCGGTCCTGAAGAAAGCCTGCGAAGCTGGCGTGTACCCTGAGGGGATGCATATGCATATCGATCATCCCACCCGGGCGGCAGAGAAAGAGCAACCCGCCCGGACCATCAAGGGACAATCCCCGCTCGCAGCGGTCCTCACGGAAGCCGGGCACTACGATCCGAAAGGATGGGACGGCCCCGGTGTGTATGCCAAGGCCCGTGTCCTCCCACAGTTCGTTGAGGATATCAAAGCGATGGATGGCCACATCGGGATCTCGCATTACGTCTCAGGCAAATCCGAGATCGGCGAGGCGGAGGGGAAGAAAGGCCCGATCATCCAGGAGCTGATCACCGATGCCCTGAATACCGTTGATTTCGTCACGGTTCCCGGGGCCGGGGGCCACTATCGCACGCTGTTTTCGGAGATGAAGGTCGGACGGCAGGACCCGATCGGAAACATGAACACACAGAGGAAAACTATGGGAGACAAACAGGAATCACTTACGCTCTCCGAGGTTCGCACGAACCACCCGGAGATTTTCGAGGAGATGAAACAGGCTCTCTCGGAAGAGCTCAAGATCGAGGCCGCCACCAAGGACCAGTCAAAGAAACTGGCCGAGGCGGCAGATAAGATCAAGGAGCTGGAACAGAAGGTCGCAGAACAGGCCGTGAAGCTCGCAGAGGTCAAGGCCCGCGAGTATATCGCCGCAGAGATTGCCAAGGCAAAGATCCCGGAGACATCCGGCAAGATCCTGACCGAGCAGCTCGTCAAGCTGGTCATCCTCACGGAAGACGGCGAGATCGACGCCCCGAAGTTCGGGCAGATCGTCACCGAGGCCGTCAAGGCCAAGGCGGATGAGATTGCCGCGATCAAGAAAGAGACCGGCATCACCGGCAACGGTGGAGGCGCACCGCCCGCAGGGGACGGCAAAAAGGCTCTGATAGAATCGTTCGAGGCAGCCTATCTCAAGATGGGCAAGACCCCGGAAGACGCAAAGAAACTCGCTGAAATTGCAGCGGGAGGCAGGTAATCAATCATGTGTGAATATCCAATTACAGGCAAATCCGCTGGACAAGAGGCATCCAGCACCTACGAGGGGCGGCACCTCACAATTGTCGAAAGCGAACTTTACCACCCGTACCATGCAGATGGACTTGTGGACAAGGGCGATCCAGTTATCGTGGGAAACCCCGCAACTGGTTCTTGTGCGGTCGGTGTTGCATTCAATAGTGCGGCTGCCGCAACGGATCTGATCGCCGTTGATACCGAGGGTATCTGGTACCTGAATGTTCTGGGCAAAGAATCAGATGGCACTATTGACGGACATGCTCACGCCCTCGCATTGGGCGATCCCGTCTATATCAAGAGAGTCGCAACGACTGTCGGAGCACCCTATATGCTCTCCGGTGAAGACAACCCCTCGGACTTCTTACCCTTCGGGTATGTTCTGGGAGCCGTTACTGCCAGTACAACCGCCCCGACCCTCGTGGCCGTCAAGGTTCACTGGGATCCGAACTCTCTGGAAGAGATCCATGTCGGCAGTCTCACCCTCGTAAACCAGGTAAACTCCATCGACAACCACGAGATCGATGTTGCATCCTACAGAACCGGCGGGGAAGCTCAGGAATCCTGGGGCCTCGAGTACGCGTGGATGAAGTGTTTCATCGGTCTTGCCAATGCTCTGGCTGTCGATGAAGACATGTGCGGTATCTACATGCGGCTTGAAAATGACAAGCACTCAACAGGCGGCGACCTCTATGCAGGTCGGTTCCAGACACATGTCAACCATGTCGATTGCGTTCTCACCCGGGCCTATGGCCTGTATGTGGCCATTTCCCTTGAGGGTATGGCATCCCTTGCGGAGTCAATCGGTGTCTCGATCAACATGGGAGGCGTTCCCGGTGCAGCTCCAGCAATGCAGACCGCCATCCAGATCATGGGTGACGGCACACTGGGCACACTTCAAGGCTGGTTCCAGACCGAGATCGGAAGAGGCGCTGGACTGAAAGCAGACGTCACCTCAATCAACGTGAACCGGGCTTTCGAGATCCCAATCATCATCAACGGTGTGAGATACTGTATCCCCGTCATCGCATGGGTGTAAGGAGAGTCGGAGACCTTGATCAAAGAGAATCAGATTCAACGCCGGGAACGTCTCGATAAGGAGTTACTTCAGCTCCTCGTTAAGCGCATGGTTCTGCAAAAGCAACTCGAAGATACTGAAAAACAGATCCTCATGCAAGAAGGTGCGGTAAACGAGAATGAAGCGCTCCGAAGGGACATCGGTTCCGAAGAGGCGATCCAGAAGGCGAAGGAACCTGAACTGACCAAAGGAGGCAACTGAAAATGGCAGAAACAAGATTCATGGAAGTAGACGACGGGTACTGGAATGGACTCGTCACTGCACGGAGACAGAGGATTGATGAGGGGACTCTTGCCCGTACCGTCGATCTTCTAGTGAACAAAGACCGGCTCTCAAAGCGGATGCATGAGGCCCGGCTTGAAGAGGCGATCACGATCTCGGATTTCCCGTACCTGTTCGGTCAGGTCATCGACCGGCAGCTGCTCGCAAATTACCGCGAGCCGGAGGATCCGCTCTATCGCTGGCAGGATTACGTCAAGATCGGATCAGTTCCGGATTTCAACACGGTAAGACGTGAGAAACTCAGCGGAAAAGACCCATTACTCCCGGAGGTCCCTGAGAAGGGTGAGTACCTGCCGTACAAACCGACCAACTGTCGATACACCTACGCTGTCAAGAAGTACGGTGCACAGTTCGATATCAGCTGGGAAGCGATCATGAACGACTCCCTTGGAGCATTCAATGATATCCCACAAGAGATGGCAAATGCCGCAAAAGATACCGAAGCGTTCCGGGCAGCGAGTCTAATTGCAGCTGCTACCGGAGATGGTAATGCATCCCTCTATGGTAATGCTATTGTGGATTGCGGGCAGACAATTGATAACCTCGGCGTTCTCCCGCTGACAATTGCCAACCTCGAAACTACCATCGCTCTCATGAAGAGGCAGACCAGTCCGAGTGGCAAACCCCTCAAAATCCGTCCAAAGTACCTTGTGGTTCCTCCATCCTTGGAGTTCACGGCCCGGGCGATCCTGACCTCTGCACTGAAGCAGTGGACAGAAGTCGGAGCAGGTGCTGGTATTCCGGTCCCAACAACGAACGTTATCCCACAAACGGGACTTCAACTTCGTATAAATGACTGGTTTGAGACTATCGATACCACACATGGTACAACTGCATGGTATCTGTTTGCAGATCCCACCCGTGGTGCCGCTGTTGAAGTCGGATATCTTCGTGGGCAGGAAACCCCCGAAGTCGTCATGAAAGCCAGCAACAAGGTCGCAGTCGGTGGCGGCGGGCTCTCTTCACCCTTCACGGGTGACTTTGAGACCGATAATATCATGTACCGTGTGCGTGATGTAATCGGCGGCACCGCAATGGACCCGCGCTTCACGTACCTGCAGAGCGGTGCCTAATCAATCCCTTTTTCGGGAGGGATTGAGAGATGCCACAAACAATACCAACAACGGAGATCCCAAACGGCCCGATGGTCACGGATATGCTGCTTAAGCAGCTCATCGAGGAACAGCGGGTTCAGATAGCAGTTCTGATCGAGATCCGAGGAACCTTGGGCATACCGTGAGGTGAATTACTATGGTATTCACCTACGATCCGACCACAACGTTGGGAAAGACCCGAAAGTATGCACAGGATACCGGAACCCGGGACACCCTTGGGAATACGGTGATCAATACAGCGAACGCCATTTTCACTGATACAGAGATCCAGTCTTTTCTTGATGCAAACAGTCAGAATGTGTTTCTTGCCGCGGCGGATGCTCTGGAAGTTACCGCGGCGAATCAGGCATATGTACTCAAGAACATCACAAACAATGGACTCCAAACTAATGGCGCGGCAACGGCGGCGGCATTGCAGGCAACCGCGAAGATTTGGCGGGAGAAAGGACTCTCCAGTGACGGAACAACCACTGTGTCCTGTGGTGTTGAGATCGTACCGAATGCAGACGATCCGTATCTTGATCTGAGGTGATTATGCAGAGTTCGTTCATCGATTCCCGGAGGAATGCAGCGCTAACTACCAATTTTCATCCGTCACTCTGCACGATCCAGGCATACGTCGATGGCATGGATACTTACGGGCAGCCCACGCAGACGTGGGCAAACCTTGCCGGGCACGTGGATATCCCCTGTAGCATCGCGCTCAGCTCGGGTCGGGAGGTCAAGGGCAGAGAGAACGAGTACGGCATCACCACGCACCGGATCGCGCTGAATGGTGTCTATCCCACAATTACGCGGCTTCATCGCGCTATAGTGGATGGTGTGACGTATCAGATCCAGTATGCCAGTCCACCCGGGCATGCGAACTCGATCACCGTGCTGGACTGTAACCTTGCATCAGGAGGGGTGTAATGTCCGGATTCGAAATGACCCGGGAAGATATTGAGAACATCGCCCTTACAAAAAAGGGAGTGGAGGATCTCACCGGGGAAGTCCAGGAAATTAAAGGTCTCCTCAAAAATCAGTATGCAAAATGTATGGAGCACTTTGCCGTTCAGGATGGAGAGATCCAGAAACTGAAAGAATGTGCCAGCACTCAAA